GGGTCGAAAACCGAGAACGCGATCGGCAGGTCGGCGATCTTGTCGAAATCGAGCGGTTCAGATGGCGGTAGCTTTTCCGAGACCAGCGCGACCGACGCGATGCCGTAGACCCGGGAAAGCGACTTGACGTTGAAAATAACCTCGTCGAAACCGTCCTCCTCCCATTGCTGGACGAACCGCTCCCGGACGTCGTCCTCCGGACTGTCGGGAATACTGATCTCGCGCTTCTGGCACTGCGCCATGATGATCGGCAGTTCGGCCAACTTCGCGCCGAGCGGATGCGCCAAAAATATGCTTTTGCAAAGGGCGTAACTGGGCTGTTCGCCGGGGACAATGTCTTCGGCCTCGAGCAGTTCAGTTAAGGCGTTTCCGAGGCTTGAGCCGACCGTGATCTCTGCCAACGCCGTCCCCTCCGAGCGATTCCCGCCGGACAGCACCTTAGCCTATCTTCGCGCGGGGTTCATCCCCTGCGGGCCGATCAGATTTTGTCACTGCGGGCGATCGAGATCATAAGATCGCGGAACGCCAATGGCGTTGCTGCCAACTCTGCATCCGGCAGAAGCGGCAGTTTTTGGTCGAATTTTCCGATCTGATATTTGCCAGCAACTCGCCTCCATCTAAGCAGTGGCGGAGTTATACCGGCACAAAGCAACCACGTCCGCTTGCGGGCGCGATGCCCATAGGAGGATTGCCATATCTCGGTAACCCAATCTCCGTCGATTGTCCTTTGCCAACCGTCGTCTATTGGCTCTGGTAATCCATGAAATTTGAAGGCTCGAGATTCGGCGGGATGCTCAAGCACACCACCCCAACGACGGACGGCGGCCAATGCCGCTGCAAAGCATCCGTCGTCATCGTCTATCTTGTAGCCCCATCGTTTATGATTGACCGCGCTCAGTTGGTGCCATCGCTCACAGGGAGGATGGGCCACGACCGACCAAGGGCCATCGTACAGCCGCGCATCACGCTCGACCGGCTACAGGTCCACGTCCGGCAAACCGGCATAGATGCCCTCGGCGTCAACGAATAGAGCGGCTATCTTCATCGCGGTCAGGTCTTTAGACCAGCCCTAGCCCCGCCGCGGCGGCGGTGCTGGCATTCCCATCACTAACGGCCCGCGCGGCGGCTGCTTCTCGGCCGGTCTCGGCTTCACCGAATCGACGCCCTCGGCGAACGCCTTCTTCATGTCGGCCCTGAGCCTGAGAACCGGGCCGATATCGCCTTGGAGCGCGTCCGACATCAGGCCGCCGGCGACGCGGGCGACCGACATAAAAAGCAAGCCCGGCGGGATGCCCGGTCCCGAGACTAGGAGACCGCGCAGCACGATCCCGATGACCTGTTGCACCTGCGGGTCGAGCATCGCCTTGACCTTGTCCATCGGCGCGTCGTTGCCTTCCGGGACTGGTTCGGCGAGCGCCTCGCGGAGCTTGTTGACTTTGCCTTCGATCGCGGGACCGCCGAGCTGACCGTTGGCGCGTTGGTCAAAATCGGCGATTGAATCGCGTGGCTTTTCGTCTTCCGTCATAGGAGTTCTTCTTTTGCTGTAAGCATCGCCTTTATGGCCTGAATTTTTGTTTCATCCCTTATATGGCATTCTAGTCGCTGAATTTCTTCTGCTGCGGCTGCGATTAAGCCTTGCGCGGCTTCCGCCCATAAATCTCGCCAATTAGGGATATTTTCGTTTTTAAGCGGCATATTCTGAAACGTTTGAAGACGCATCAGTAAGTTCGGATGGAATCGAAATTCGTTCATCGTCGCCTCTCCTTAATAAAACAGCTTAAACCATAGATGAAAAACCAAGGCCAAAGAGAAATTCCTAAAAACGAATCTATAATTCCTTCGTGCCAACTTTTGCGGAAATGCGAAAATCTCTTGGTGATAAGGTCCATCGTTTGTAGAAATAAACCTATAAGCAAATATAAAGTTAACGCAATTAGTTCGAGATCGTCGCTCATCGTCGTTCTCTCTGTTTAGCGCCAGCAAAGTGAGCGATGCGCCACCATCGTAACGGCAGGCTGGACGCGCGTGGCACCGGCAATGTGTCCGATTTGCATTTCAGAACCCTTTCGCGTTGTTTATAGACGCCAAAGTAGCGCATAGATAGGAATCATTGCTACAGCGATACCGAGCACGATCCACCATTCCACCGGCATCTCAGAATCCCTTTGCGTTACCAAGGGCAATCGCCACGCCATAACAGAAGCAGTCAAAGCAAGTCGTCGGACCGAGTCGGCGTCTTGTCGCCGACTCGGAAGCCAACGACTTCCCCTAAGAGATGATTCCTGGTTGTGCCTTTGTAAATCGTCGTTTTGTCATAGGCGTGGCGGCTGATCTTGACGAAGCCGCGATAGACGTATCCAGAGACAGAGATTGCGCGCTCGTCCTTGCCTAGAGCTGTCAGCTTAGAATCGATCGCATGCGCTGGCCAGCCGCGCCGCATGGCCTGTTGAATCAGGACCATGCCCGTCGCTTTATCCTCGATCATTGAACCGAGAGAGCCCATGCGAGCATGGCAAGTTTGCGCGAAATGTTGCAGATGCTGGAAGACAGTCGGGAGCCAAGTCTCCAATAGCGCGCCTTCGATCTGCTGAATATCCCAATCGAGGATGATGAGATTGTATTGCGGGCCAACAACGCCTTCAGCGGAGACCGACCGAATAACGTTTCGGAGGAGCGCGTAATAGACCACCGCCGTTCCATCGTTTTCCTTCCCGGTCTTTACGGCCGTGTCGATAACGGCGAACACAGCTTCGCAGCGAACGGGATAATCTACGGGCTGACCATTCACAAGCAAGCTGTCGCGCGTGAAAAAAGCCGACCCTGACCAATCCACAAATTCAGCAAGAAATTCTTGCTCATAAACGAGCGGGAGATTGTCTCGTTGTAATGCCTCGACCTCGGCGCGGGGAAGATACGGATTTGATCGCGTCGGGGCATGAAATTGAACAAAGCCGTATCTCGCCTCATTGCATAGCGCAAACAACATGTTGTCAGGATCGATGCCGTTTGTGTTCGACATCATCAGCGCGCGGCCGCCGTAATCGAGAAGCGTCGGTTTGATCGATTTCGTCCAGATGTCGATCGACTTCGGCTTGGTGAATGCGATTTCGTCGCCGATGACGCGATGGTATTTCCGGGACCGGCCGGCGTTCTCGTCCTCCATCGACCAGAACTCGACGCGGCCTCCGGTGATGGTCTCGATCATGCCGTGGGTCTTGTCGGATCGTTTCTTGATCGGATCCAGCGCCTCGACGATGACGTTGTAGCTCTCGGAGAGCCGCTTGTTCTCCGGGGCGAACCAGCCGACCCGCAGGCCGTGCGCGGCATCATCGCTGGCGACCGTCTCGCCGACGACGTTCTTGCCCCATCGCCGACCACAGCGGGCGACCACGAACCGGCACTGCGACATCAGCCAGCGAAGTTTCGCTTGGGCCGGGAAGAACGTCGGGAGATTGACGACCGCCGTCTCGGAGTTCTGCGGCGGCAGATCGAGAAGTGTGGCGTCGGACATCGTCTATTACGATCCTACTTTTTGGGTAGTGTTGTCCCAAATGAAACGGTCGGCCGGGAAATCGCAGCAGTCATTGGCAGGCAAGCCGGCGCCTTGTCGCCGTCATCCCAAGCGAGGCCGCACCGTTCGCACTCCCAACCTGCCCAACCTGTGGCGAGCTGCTGGGCGACGCAGACGATGGCAGGTTTCTCTTCACTCATACGCGATTGCCCATCCGTAGATCTCTTGCGCGGCATTCTGATAGGCGGCAGCGCGAGCCTTGGCAGCACCATAATCTGCGCCAGGGAACTGCTCTGACTTCTCCTGTTTCTGACTCAGCCAATCGCCGGCGCGGTAAAAAGCTAGTCGGGTCGCGGCGTCGGCGATCTTGGCTTCTCGCTCAGAAAGGTTTTCAAGGCGTATTGTCATGTTTTGCTCTCCGCCTTTCGACGCCACCAGGTTCGCTCCGAAATACCTTGGGCAACCCACGGCTTGCGTTGCGTGATCGTTTCCTGTTCGCTTCCGCGCCGCGGACGGCCACCAGTTCCCTTTGGCGGACCTTTCCATTTCTTTGGCGGCTTGGACGTTATGCCAGTCAAGATCTTCACCGCCGTAATAGTGGCCTTGGCTACTCCGATCATACCGCCAGAATGCTTCGTTGGTTTGTTCGGCGTTCCCATGAATTTGGGGCACGGCCCGATGCGATGCCGTTCGCCGCACGTCCTGCATTTCACTGCGTCCATGACATACTTAAAGGCATACTTTTGGCACGGTGTCTAGCTCGCCGCGGCTCTCGGCGGCGGCAACGGCGCTGATTCTTCGCCTTCTGGCGGATCATCCTCGGCCGTGATCACCGTCAGCGCCGGCAACGCCGCGCCCTCTAGCTCCACTGAAGGCTTAAAATCATTAGGCATTCCGCCTTCCACCTTGATCTTCGTCACCACGGTCGCCCCGACGACAACGGCCGAATAGCGGGGATCCTGGAACGGTGCCAACGCCTTGGCGGCATCGACCGCCAGCGCGGCGTATTTGTCGAATTTCGCGTCGTCCGGCTTCCGACCCGGCGGCGGCACGGTCATCCCCGGAGGGAGCGGCTGAGACACCGCCGCCATCCCCGCGAACAATTCCATGAAGTTTTCCAATACCTTCTTGGCCCGCCTCGAATCCGGCATGCCCTTGCGTTCCAAGGCCTCGATCGCCGCGTCCTTCGCCACCGCCGCGGCCGCCGCCTCCCGGGCAACCCGCTTTAATCTCTCGATCTCGAGCGTCTTCTTGTTCTTGATGCCGGGCTTGCGGCCGCCTTTGCCCTTGGGTGGCCCGCGTTTCTTCTGCGGACGCCCGTCTTTCGTTAATTTGATGGGAGGTGGCTCACTACCGGCAATGTTGGTTCCGCCTTCCAGCGGCGTTTTCTGCGCGATTGCGGGGCCTTCTGGTGGCGATGGGAGATCGTCTGACATGCCTTGAAAATAGTTTATGAAACTTAATTTTGGAAACTTTTTTGTTAAACCATTGATTTCATATATGCTTATCCGGTTTAGACAGACAGCCTTACAGCTTGTGGTTCGTGGGTTAGCAACAGTTGCATGAGATGCTGATCTTTGCCGCTGCGAAGATCGTAAACGCCGATGCGGCTGAAATCGGCGCTGAGGCGGCTCAACCAGTCTCCGGAAAAGTCAACGGACAAATAATCCGGGCAATTGTCCATCGCTCCTAATTGTACGTGCGCGTAGCGTCACGACCGTCCGCAAAGGTACGCGCAATATTAGGAGCGTCGCGGCTTCCTTGCCTTTGGCCGGTGCCCGCCGGCTGGTGACGGTGACCATGTCGGTTCTCCCCGACCGGAGAATCGCAGGCGAGGGTTAATGGTTCCTGACAAAAGCCGCCGCGAAGCACCTGGGGCGGCAGCGTTTCCTGGCGGTGTAGGGCCGCCAGCTTCACTTTTTGGATCAATAAATCGGTCGCAAAAATGAAGCCCAGACCGCGCTATGAGCTAGCATCCGCCCGGTTCCAAGACGCCAGCCCAGCTAAAACACGCCATATCATAACAATGGCATTGTTATTGGATAATTTGCAGTGGCGTAGGGCGTATGGCCAAGGCCCCTCTCGAAGGGCGAGATCGATTTCTTCATTGAGAAGCGGATCGTCCTCAAATGCCGCTCTAGCAACTGCCGCTACAGCTTCTTCTTCTCCGGGCACCATGAGATGATACGTCATCGCTTGCCGGAATACTCAACCGCTCGCGTGCCAGCCGGATCGCATCGGGCGAAAGATCAATGCCGATCGCGCGTCGAGAATTTTTCGCTGCGGCAACGACAGTCGTTCCGCTGCCGCATGTCGGATCGAGGATCAGGTCACCGGGCAAGGTCGCGGCGCGGATCAATTCTTCCAGCAGCGCGATAGGTTTTTGCGTCGGATAGCCTGCGCGTTCGCTATCGAAAGAATTGAGCGGCTCGGCCGAGGCAAAATCATCAAAACGCCAGCACCAATTCGGATCGAGCGGATCGCCGCCGATTGTTCCAAGGCGCCAGAGCCGCCAACGCGCCGCTCGGCTGCGGCCATAGCAGGCGATCGTATCATGCACGCGGCCGAAACCTCTTTTTGTATTCTTGCCTCCGCTCATTCGTTTCCAAACGAGCGTGCCGAGCGCCATGTCCGGTCCGAAAATCACATCGCACAATAAGCGCAGATGCGCGCCCATCGTGTCGTCGAAATGCAGCCAAAGAGTCCCGGTCGGACGGAGCACGAGGTGGACGCCGAGAACTATTCCGGCGATGACGCCGAGGTAGGCGCGCTGCTTGCCGTCACTACACGCCAGCTCGACGACTTCTGCCGCCGGCGTGTGCGCCCTGAGATGCCGCCAGCCGTTGATGCTTGCTTCCGACGGCTTCCATTTATCGCTGAATTGACCGCGCCGTCCGGTCCAAATCTGCTCGTTGCCGAACGGCGGATCGCAATAGACCATGTCGACCGAACTCGCGGCCAGCTGCTCGAGCGCCGCTGTTGCATCGCTCTCTATCAGTTCGCAGCCGGGCAGCAGAAAAGGCGCGTTCATTCCGGCCTTCTCCCTGCAATAGATGCAATGCCCCTAGATGTTGTGGTCATGTCGGGAAATATCCGAAAACAAAACGTGGCTTTTCGTCGGCGCGGTCTTCCATCGTTTTGCTGAATGTGACGCGCCAGAGTTTCTCGTAGGGAAAACCGTTCTGTACAGGCCAGACGATTGCTACTTCCGCAATGGGAAGCCCGTAGGTTCGCAGTGCCGCGAGTGCTCCAAAACCACGGGCGTCGTCAGCTTCCGCCCTCAGATCAACCGTAGGCTCACTGTAGGCATGCCCTTTACCGCCCTGACACGACTGGCAAGTTTCAAACCCCGCCGCGTGAAGAACGCGCACAGCAAATCGAATGCCTCGATCAAGCGACTGATAGCTTTTTTCAGGCCAAACGAGGGTTTTCAACATCTAGTATCTCTCAGAATTTGTGTGTGGCAACCGGATAATTCAGAGTGTCGGCCCTTTATAGCCCAGATACCGAAGCGTTGCGGCTTCCCAGTCGAGATCGTTGATGTTCTCGCGGAACGTCGCGTCGGCAGCACTAATGATAGCTTTGGCAACATCGGGATCGTCGTATTCGATGTAGTCCTGGCCGGTCCAGCGGGAGGCGGCTTGGGTGACGATGCGGGAGCGGCGGGCGAGGTGGTCAGTGGTGGAGCGGTGGTTCATCAGAGTGCGGTTGCTTTCTGCGTCGATCCATCATTGCGCGGCATCGGCGATCACGGCAAGTTCCGCCCGTTTTTCTAGTTCCTGATAACTCGGAAGTGGCAACTTTAGTTTCTCCGCGCGACCAATCCAGAAGCTATGACGATAACAGTGTGAACGGTTAGCCGAAGGCTCGGGCGCGTCGAGGTCGTAGCCATCCATATCATGCTTATCCGGTTGACACACACAGGCCGAAAATGCCCCAACATGTAGTGGCTCCTTCATGGTCTACCTGTAGTGGGTTGCTTGATTTCGATGGCGTGCGTGATGTGCCACTTGCCGCTCGCGCGCGGATATTGCGAGATCAAGTGAGGGGCGATGACGCGCGTCCAATCCTGCAAAGAGCACCATCCGGTGCCGTTATTCATGCAGTTGATGTCAAAAACCCCGTAGGAAGATCGGCCACCCTGACCGCCAACCCAATGGGTATAGCGATAGCGGGCGCGCATCGGCACCTCGGGGCGCGTCCATGGCCCCTCCCATTGAATGCGAACAAGCCCATAGCGGGGCCAACCGATAAAATCGTCCGGCGTAAGGGCGTAGCCGAGCGCCGCAGAGCGATATTTTGCGCCGATGCTTTTCAGCGCATCAAACATCATCGTTGGGTTCGTGTAGCGCTTGTAATCAAAGCCGATCAGGTGCGGTCGTACTTCATCCAGCGTCATGCCCATGATCGCGGCGAGCGCGCCGGGGCCGCAATTTGCGCCCCATTCATCGTGAGCGCGGTCGGCGTCGGCCAACGTGAAACGCGGCGCTATAGGTTGTGTTGCGCTCGCCGCCGGGTCTTTCGTCTGTGTCGTCAACATTTAGTACCTGTGTGTGTCAACCGGATAAGCATGATCCATATAGCCTTCGATCATTTCAGCGTTCGCTTGTTTCATGGTACACCCGATTGATTCGCAGGATAGAGAAATATTTACCTATTGTCTAGACGGGCGCGGCCCCAATGCGCTAACGTATCGGCCCGGAGTAAAGTTGTGGAGAGTTCCGATGCCGAACTTGAGGCCGCGGGCGCGCGACTTGCTGATCGAGTATCTCGACGGGCGACACGTCCCGATCATCCGCCAGCAACGCAACGGGCATTTCTCGAACTGCGATCCCGACGTTTCCCGCCGGAACCAGTCTATCGGCGCGTTGCTCAAGCAAGGCTGGATCAAGCCCGTCACCGTGGCCGGGAAGGCCGGGCCCATCGCCACCGTCATCACCGAGGCCGGGCGGCAGGTCATATCCGAAGCCCTCGCGGATTGGGCCGACGCGCTCGACAGGGCCAGGATCGCCAGCGATTTTGCGCTGGACAACGCCGCCGATTCACGGCTTAATGATCGGGCGCCGGTGCAGGGCAACGTTTACCTTCCGCTCAAACCCTCTCCCTCCGCCGCCGATAGGAGCGACCCATGAGATACAACTACATCACCGAATCCGGCAAGACGATCACGCAGGACACGCGCGATGTCTGGCCAACGCGCGCTTTCACCGCGACTGGGCAAGGCGTCACCGTTCACAAATCGACCGGATGCCTATTCGTCGCAAC